GCAATCTCGCCGCCGCTCTTGATCTGTTCTTGAAGTAGTTTGATTTCCTCATTAAGTAGTTGTTTGTGTGCCTGTGTTTTAAGATTACGAGATTCAATAGAATTACTTAAAGCGTTTACCGACTGCAAGTATTCTCTTGAGCGCGCTATTGTTTCTTGAAGTTCAGCATTGTTATCTTTCCGAAGTTGAAGAATTTGTTCCAGTCCGGACTGGGCTGATTCAATCTCGTTATTTGCATCTCTGAGGAAATCCGCGTGTCGTTTGTACTCCTCAGAGTTTTTTTCAAGGAGCCTTAGCTCGTCTTGAATCTGGCGCGAGATCGCTTTTCTTAATTTTATCTCTTCGTTGGCTAAATCTAATGATTCTTTATCAAATTTTGGAGTGTCCGACATATACAATCCTCGTGCTATAAATAAATAGTTTTATACTGAAAAACCACAAAACCCGGCAGGCTTTTGTGGTTACTTGTATTTAGACGGCGCGGCCGGCTGATTATGAGCCGTTAATGTTTGTGGCGACGAGGTGCCGGAAGCTCCATTATGTGCGTCCTCTAGTGTTTTTCTCTCAAGTTCTATTTGCTTTATAAGCCTTTTAACAAACCAATTTCGTAAACCGACTGGTAAATTGTATGCTTCCGAAAGTGACCAGCCTCCATGATATTTTAAAAAGAAAAACTGTTCATAAACAGCTTCCATATAATCATCGCTTAGGCCAAAAAAAGTCCGCAGACAGCGGGACCTCCATTTCGGTCTCATATCCGCATTCGTGACAATTAAAATATTGTGTTAAGTCAACATTTGGCGTAGCGTTAGCAAAAGCAGTTCGCAGATGTTGAGCATCTAAGCTAGGTACGTTTTCTACAAAATAATTGATTGCTTCCATAGAATCATCGCCATTAACAGAAACAATAAGCATTCTTAATTGGCGTGTTACTGCATTTTCTTCTCTGTTTCTTTTACGAGCATTTTCAATTTGTTGTAGCAACGTTTTTTCATCGGTACCTCGTAATAATCTAAATCTTACTTCGCATCTTGTTTTAGGTAATATGGTACTAAATATACCGTTTGGCTCTTCGCGCACTCCCAAGGAGTCACTAGATTCACCAGAATTAATAGTGGATTCATGCAAATCGAAAGAATGTTCTATCTTAGCACTACAAGATGGACATGTAACACTAGTATTATACTCACTCCCATATCCAGAAATTCTAGCAGCAATCATAATCGCATTACGATCTCCTACTAATAATGTATCAGGATTTATTCTCTTATTAACAATTAAATTTTTAATTACTCGTTCTAACGCAGTACCTTTTTTGAGCAACGAACGAGAAGTTAACAAGTCTTCCTCTTTTGCCGTCATTTGACGAATTTCAATTGACGATTCATTGTGCAAAGGATGCTCAGTGCTATAAAAGCGCCCTTGCGAAGGCAATTCGACATGCTCGGTAGGCACCACAAAAGAAAAGCGTTCTGTATTTTCCGTGTTGTGTTGTTCAGTGGCCTGGGGAGGCGGGTCAGAATGCTGAACCGTGCGGTTCCCAAGGCGATCTTTATTTCTCGACAATATACACCTCTATGTTGTTTGTATAATATATTATATCACGTTCCGCCAGCTAAGTTAAATGCTTGCGTAGCAGAATCGCCATTAAGCGCGGAGGCTCCGGTGGTCTCGATGCGCGCCCAGTCATATTTGAGAGTCAGATCGAGCTGCAGCAACTCATCGGATCCGTACTCTAAATCTCCAAACTTGGCTTCAGTAATGAAAGCATTCCAAAGAGTCCAACGTTCTATTTCGACGCCTTGCGCATCTAGTTGAATAATCGATACTTGTCCCAGGGCGCCAACGGCGGTGCCTTTAGATATAGTTTGTAAAGAAGAAGCGTCGATTGCATTTCCAGGAAGAACGTAGCCAGCTTTCTCAAGGATACGAGCAACTGTTATGGACATTTCAGGATTCACCGGATCAACAAGAGTTAGAGTAACGTCTTGCCAAGTCACAGAGCCAGGATAGTAAAAAGTATGATTTAAATATTTATGCTCCTGCGACGAAAGGCTAAATGCTGGCTTGCTAACTGTCTTAGCGTACCAAAGAATGCTTCCGTTTCCATTGGGATCGGTGATAGCATCAAAGCTTACTTGAAATCTAAACTTTCTTTTTGGATCTTGTGAGGTTGAGTCGTGGGCTTCAGTCCAGAATGGCATATTAAGTTACTCCTATATGTTTAACTAGTAATAAATTGTTTTTTAATCATCGAAAGATGCACCGGTAGAGGCGATAACAAAGTCAATAGCAATATACTCAATAGCTCTTGCCGGCTTGACCATGATTTTCGCATACATGATGTTTTGATCAATAAGATCAGGGGTTGTTGTGCTAGAATCCAATATCAGTCGATAATCGGTAATACCGAATTGGACCTTAACGTTCGCTAAGAAAGGCTCAATAAGACCTTTGAATCTATTCCATGTTGCCTGGACATTTTGTTCAAACAAAATCTGAGTAGAGAGAATAGAAATTTGCTTCTTGAGATAAATAACCAAGCGGCGCACATTAATACGGTCAAGCGCGCTTTGTCTTGCTTGTAGCGTCTTTTGTCCGAAGACAACAATCCCACTAGACGGGAAAGAAGCAATTGGGTTAATGCGAGACTCGTAGAGCGTATCGCGCTGCTTAGATGTTAATCTCTCAGTCACATTAGTAACTGGAATACCTGCGGCGCCGTCAGAGAGACCTCCGCGATTAAATCCAGCGGGCGCGAACCACACATCCGACACCGCTTGAGAACTACCGAATGTTCCTAACATTGCAACAGATGGTGGTATCCACAACATTTGACCTGTTTGAGCATCACGAGTTTGAACCCATGGATAGAATGTGCAACCATAGCTAGAATCAATCTGTCTATCACGAAGGGAATTTGCGGCGCCAACAGGCGAAGTGCCGCGGCGATTTGGCTTCGTCAATTTCTGCTCATGAGCCGGAATATAGACACTAGGCAGATCAACAATCGCTATCGCATCAGCTCTTTCTTCACAAACATTAATCATATGGTCCGTAAGAGTTGTATTAGTAAGACCAGGAGCAGCTAACAGATTCATATTAATGTATTCTGGATCCGAAATTGTATCAATTGCGCGCTTCCATGTATTGTATGCATAACTATTCTCTTGAGTAGCACTGGACATACCTGCGTTATAAAAAGGATCTGGCTTTTTAATATTAACAGCATCGAAACCACCCCAGAAAGGCGCGGTATAACGATTAATATCATTATCTATCAGAGTTTTGTAAGTATTTCCGGCTTGAGCCGTATAGCTTGCCTCCTCTTTTCGAGAGCCCGACAAGTAATAATAACTTCCGCTAGTGCTG